AATTGCTGCTCCAGACACTCGGCCCCGACAACCCGCTCGTGTCTGTGCCGCAGCTCCGCAATACGTACGCGAAGATTCTTGAGTTGGCCGGCGAGCGTGACGTGTCGGCGTACTTCAAGGCGCTGCCGCCCGACTGGAAGCCGCCCGAGCCGCCCCCGCCGCAACCGTCGCCGGAACAGGTGATCGCGCAGGCGCAGGTAGAGATCGAGCGCATGAAGACTGAGAAGGACATGGAGATCAAGACGGCCGAGCTGCTCCTCAAGAAAGAGAAGCAGGACCATGACATGGAAATGGCCGAGCAGAAGTTATTCCACGACGTCACGCTCCGGCGTTACGAGATCGACTCCAAGAATCACACGTCGCACACCCAGCAGCAGGAAGCGCTCGACGCGAAGGCCGAAGAGCGCGCCTTCGAGATCGGCATGGAAGCGCGCCGCATGGCGCACGCCGAAGTCACGGCGACCGCGCAGCACGCGTTGGCGTCCAGGCAGCAGGATCACGCCGAAGCACAGACAGCGCCCGTCCAACAGGCAGCGCCCGTGGGGCCAACTGAGTGAGTCTTACCCGGCAAATAGAGCGGGCCCGTGTGTTAAAACTACGACGGGAATATGGCATTACTGTTGATGTTTACGACGCCATGCTACATGCCCAAGATGGACGTTGCTTTTTGTGTGGAATCCGACCGCAGGGTAAACGCCTAGCTGTAGATCACTGCCACAAAACAGGGCGAGTACGGGGCCTCTTGTGCTCCTCGTGTAATCAGGAACTCGGGGCCGTAGAAAAGTGGCTGTTAAACAAAAGCATCACGTGGTTGTCAAAGGCGCAGGAGTATATTTTGCGAGAGGAAGACTGGCGGAACGCGGTGCAAGAGGCACCCGCTGAATGAATACGGGAATCGACCCCGCCCGCGCCGCGCTCGGCCGGCGCCTAGAAGATTTGCTGAGAGACGGCGTTTTCGACGCGGCGCTCGCGTCGCTGCGGGAACGTTACTACGCGCTGTTCCTCAAGCCGGATAACACCGCCGAAGAGTTGCAGAGAGCGTGGGCACTTGCGCAGTCGGTTGTCCAGTTGAAGTACGATCTTGACGCGCTAGTAGAGGAAGGGATTGCCGAAGAGAAGGTCAAAACGGCCGCGGAAGCGCGGCTTCGGGCAAATAGACCCCGTTAAGTCTATTGACAGGAAGGCCCCCGTGGGGTTAACGTTCATGGTTCCAGATAACGGAGACAGCGATACGTCGCTAACCGTTGATTCAGCCGCAAGCGCGATCGAAGGTCTGCTCTCCCCCGTGGAGGACCCGCAGCCTGATTCCGCAGAGACGCCGGACACGCCCGAAGAGGCGACCGCGTCCACCGAGGAAACCGAAGTCGAGGGCGACGAGCCCGCGTCCGAGGAAACCGAGGAAGAGCCCGCCGACGACGAAGAGACTCCCGACGCTATCGCCGCAACCCTTCCGAAAACCATCCGCGTCAAAGTGGACGGCAAGGACGAAGAGGTCACGCTGGACGAGGCGATCAAGGGCTACTCCCGCCAAGCGGACTACACACGCAAGACGCAGCAGCATGCGGAGGCGGTTCGCGCCTTCGAGACGGAGCAGGTTGCGGTGCGTGCGGAACGCCAACGTTACGCCACACAACTGACCGAGTTGGAAACCGTGCTGGCAAGCCAGACGGCGGAACCGGATTGGGACGCCCTTCGCAACGAGGACCCCGCCGTATTCGCCCAAACGCATGCCGCGTGGCAGATCAACAAGGACAGGCTCGCCCAGGTTCGCGCCGCTCGTGAAGAGGCGCAGGGCGCCGTGAACGCCGACAACGCGAAAGCGTTTGGGGCACACCTCGCGGCAGAGCATCAGAAGTTCGCCGAGATCGTTCCCGATTGGACCGACGCCGAGAAGGGCAAAGCACTCCGCAAGGATATGCTGGAATACGGCGCCGAACGCGGATATTCCGCGGACGACCTGAACGGGATCACGGATCACCGCGCACTCGTGGTGCTTCACAAGGCGATGCTCTACGACAAGGCCCAAGTCGCGGCCAAGAAAGCCGCCGAAAAGGGCAAGGGCAAGGTCGAAGCACTCAAGCTGGTAACGCCGGGTGCCAAGCCGAAAGCCAAGTCGAAGACGTCAGACGTAGCGAAGGCGAAAGAACGACTCGCGCAAACCGGCAGCGTCCAAGACGCCGCCACAATTTTTGAAACCATGTTCTAGCCTGCCGGGGAATCCCGCGGCCTAGAGCTGCGGGAAACCCTACATTGTCCGCAATCACCAACACCTTCATTTCGAGCGATTCGGTAGGCAATCGCGAAGATTTGTCGGACGTCATCAGTAACATCAGCCCGACCGACACGCCGTTTATTACGGGCGCCGGTTCTGGCCCCGCCGCGCAGGCGACGCTGTTCGAGTGGCAGATCGATGTCCTCGCCGCCGCCGTCTCGACCAACGCACAGCCGGAAGGCGACGATCACACGACCTTCGCCGCTGTTGTTCCGACTGATCGTGTCGGCAACGTCGTGCAGATCAGCTCGAAGGACGTCATCGTCTCCGGGACGCAGGAGAAGATCAAGAAAGCGGGACGCAAGAGCGAGAAGGCGTACCAGATCGCGAAGAAGGCGAAGGAGTTGAAGCGCGACATCGAGACGACCTGTCTCGCGAACCGCGCCGCTTCGACGGCCGACACCCGCAAGACCGCTACGCTGTTGGCGCACATTCAGACCAACACGAATTTCGGTGGCGGTGCGGGCGCTGATCCGGCTGCTCCTGGCACGATCTACGCCGGGGTGCGGGTCGATGGCACGCAGCGCGCTCTCACCGAGGCGTTGCTCAAGGACGTGATTTCGCAGATGTACACCTCGGGCGCAGAGGTGGACGGCGCGACGATCATGCTCGGCGCGTTCAACAAGCAGGTGGCGTCTGGCTTCGATGGCATCGCGACGGTGCAGTCCCAGGCCGGCAAGAAGGTTGCGACGATCGTTGCCGCAGCCGACGTGTACGTGAGCGATTTCGGGACGCTGTCAATGGTGCCGAACCGCTTTCAGCGTAGCCGCGACGCGCTGGTCCTCGATTTCGAACAGGTTGCGCTGCGCGACCTGCGCCCGTACGAAGTGATCGATCTGGCGAAGACGGGCGACGCCGACAAGAAGCTGATTCAGCGCGAGTGGGGGCTTCAGGTCACGAACGAAGCCGGTTTGGGCGGTGTGTTCGATCTGACCACTTCGTAAACAGGAAGTTGTGAGACTGTAGCGTGAAGGTTGCTCGCCTCACAATAGTAGTCGGTGCGGTCGCCACACTGAGCATGCTCGGTGTGGCGATTCGCGCCTCTCTCAACGCCGCGGCGTCCGAGGTGCAGGTAGCCCGAGACTCCACGGTGGCGGCATTGCAGGGCGCGGCGCGGTCTGCTGCGGTGGCATCGGCGGCTATCGCCGCCGCGCAATACCTGCGGGTAGAGCGCGATGTGGCACTCTCCCGCGCCGAAGATGCCACGCGACGTGCCGCCACGGCGCGCGTCGCTTTTACCCGCGCGGAGTCGGCCGCACCGGACACATGTTCGGCGGTAGTCACCGCGGCCCACGCTGCGCTTTTTGCTCAGGACAGCGTTGAGCAGGCACTTCGTTCCGCGCTCGTCACGTCCCTCGCCGTTGAGCAGCGGCTTCAGCTCGCCGTTGACACGCTCGGCTCGGCACTCCGGCGCCTCCGCAGCGCCGCAGCACCGCTGGTAGCCGCGGTAGATAAGGCTCGGCCTTCGCGGCTCGCTCGCCTCGCGCGGTTTCTGCCGCGCCCCGGCATCGGTGTCGCCGTGGGGCTCGACCCCCTCGGGCAGCCGCGTGTCGTCACAGGTTTTCAGATTGGTTGGTCGTTCTAGATGATTGAAACCCGATTGCTGGACTACGACCCGGCGACGAAGACGACTGAGTGGTTTCACTACGACCACTCGAACGATACGTACACGATCGAGCGCGTGCAGGAAGTCGACGACATCGTAGAGCAGAACAAGGCGCTCCAGAATGACAACGCCGGGGGCTGGCGCGGTGACATGCACCACGTTGCCTCGATCCCGTTGGAAATGCTCGTGCTGCTGGAAAAGAAGGGCATCATTTCCTCGGCCGGACGGATTCTCGATCAGGCGAAGTTAAAGGCGTGGCTCAACGATTCCACTAACAGATTCTTCCGCACGCGACCGGGGCGCGTCTAGTGGTATTCACGAACTACACGACGCTTCAAGCGGCGATCGCTCATTTCCTGAACCGTGACGATCTGCTCGCTGACGCCTCGATTGCCGGGTTCATTTCCCTCGCGGAAGCGACTATCAAGCGCCGGCTGCGGCGCACGGTGCTGAAGGATACGCTGACCTTTACCAGCGGCTCCTCATCCAAGGCGCTTGCGGCGACCGTCGCCGAGCTGCGTTCCATCGCGCCGGCCGTAGACACGAACAACCCGCAGGGCGCCCCGCCGCTCTCCATCGTCACAATGGAGACGCTCGACGCGCTTCGCCCGACGATGTCGCGCCAAGGGCAGCCGCGGTATGCGGCGGTCATCAACCAGACGGTGCATGTGGTACCCGCGCCCTCTGACAAGTATCTCATCTTTGACGTTGTCTCATTCACGAAACTCGTGCCGCTCACCGACGCGGCGCCGACGAATGCGCTGCTGACCGAGGCGCCGGACGCCTACCTGTACGGGGCCTGCTTGGAAGCCGCGCCGTTCTTGGAGCACGACGAGCGAATCCCCGTGTGGCAAGCCCGGTTCAATCAAGTCATCGACGAGCTGAACGACGTGCGCCAGCGCGAAGAGTTTGGCGGCAGTCTGAAGCGCGCGAAGTTGCCGGTGAGTTTCGGCTGATGGCAGATCAATTCGAGTTGGGCCGACATGAGGCGCAGATCGAGAGTCTTGTCAAGGACATGGGCGACATGAAGACTGACGTGGCGTGGATCAAAGAAACCCTCGCCAAGCGCGAAGGCGAACGTCTCGTCGAACGGCGCGTGGCCCTGTGGGTCGCGAGCGCGGGCGGTGCCGGAATAGTATCGGTTCTCAGCATTGTACTGAAGAAGTTCGGCCTCGCTCCGTGACCAGGCTGCAACAGCTCGTAGAAGACGAGGGGTTCCACCTCTCTGCGGCGCGTGTCGGCATGTGGCTGACGGTGCTGCTCGCGTTCGCCACGGTGGGGATCGACGCCGGGCTGACGATCGCGCGGGCGCCTGCTCTCCTCCCGAACACGATCTACGGACTCGAAGGCACGATGTTCGTTGCCTTCGCCTCCTGGGCCGCGGGGCCGCGCATCGCGGAGTATCTCGCGCCGCAACTCGGCGCCGTAGTGCAGGGGCTCGCGAGCGCCGCGAGGGACTCGCGACTCCCGAGCAAGCGTGATGACGAACGGGGCAACCCGCAGTAATTCACAGGTAGGTTTCGGAACTTCAGCAGTGAAAATCAGCAAATTGGCCGCAGCGAAGTTGCTTCACGACGCACACCGCGCGTCGAAGATCGCGCAGGGTGTGGACGGGGCAACGCTTCCACCGTGGGCGAGCCAGACGACCGCCGAGAAGAATCTCGAACTAGCGCGGGTCCAGACGCGGCTGCTCACGGGTGTGAACCCGACTGATGCGGCATTCCCCGACATCAGCGCCGTTGACGACGTTTTCCTGCTCATTTGGCCGGCGATCATGACGGCCCTCGGCGGGTGATCGAGCCGCTTCGTCCGACGCGGTTCCTCAAATCACCGAATTGCTATGGTGCTCGCCCCCTCGGGGCGCGCACTGGCGTCATGCTCCATTTCGATGACTCATCGAATGACGCCAGCGCGGTTGAGTGGTTCACGGACCCGGCGTGTCATGTCAGTTACAACCGCCTGTATCTCGACAGCGGCGCCGTGGTTCAGATCACCCCGACGATGGAGCACGCGGCGTGGCACGGCGGGGTGTGCAAGACGCCCAACGCGAACCGCGCGTACTACGGGCTCGCGGCGGCAACGGACACGAGGACTCCGGCGACGGCCAAACAGTTCGAGAGCATGGCGCGCGACTGCGCCGCGCTGTTCCGCCTCAATGGCTGGCCCGCGTCCGACGTGGGCAAGCGCATCGTCGGCCACGAGGACGAGGCGATGCCGAAAGGCCGCAAGATTGACCCGACTGGCCTCCACGCTGGTCGTCCCATCCTGTCTACTGTCGCCGTGCGTCGGCGCGTGAAGGAACTGCTCGCGAGTGATTGAAAACCTGCTCCCCATCTCGCTGCCCCCCGGCCTCTACAGCAATGGAACGCCGTATCAGGCCAAAGGCCGCTGGAAGTTCGGGAACCTCATTCGGTTCCACGAGGGGAAGGTCATGCCCATCGGCGGATGGCTTCGCCGCCTCACGAACGGCGCCACCATCATCGGCACGCCGAATGCCCTTATTTCGTGGACGACGGCGGCGGGCGTGCCTTGGATGGTGCTCGGTACGACGGAAGCACTCTACGCGATTTCCAGCTCGAACGAAGTCATTGACATCACGCCGGACCCCGCGCCAAACGAAGCAACGAGCAACCCGATCAACTGGCAGCTCACGATTTTCGGTAGCTACGTCATCGCGACGGCTAGCCTCGATACGAGCGATGAATCCGTTGTGAACGTGTACTATTGGGCCGGCGACGACGAAGCCGTTGCCCTGCCGGCGTGGACAGAAGATGCCGGGCCAAGCACGTCCTTCGCGACCTTCGCGACGCCCGAGCGGTTTCTCGTCGTCCTCCGCGGCAGCAATCCCGACGACGACCCGGAGCACGTCGGTATTGACCCGGACTATTCGGAGCGCCGTGTCTACTGGCCGTCGCAAGAGACGCTCGACGATTTCGTTCCTACCGACGAGAACACGGGCGGGTCGTTCGATCTTACGACTGACGGCAAACTGATGCAGGGTCTTCCGGCGCGTGGACAGTCGCTTATCTGGACGACGACCGACATGTGGACGATGAACTTCATCGGCGATCAACTCGTATATGGGTTCAGTCGCGTCGGCGAGAAGTGCGGTGTCGTATCGAAGAACGCCGCGTGCATGCTGGATAGCGGCGCGTACTGGATGGGCCGCGAGCGGTTCCATCACTTTGACGGCTACGCGCGGCAGATTCCCTGCGAAGTATCCGATTACGTCTTCGGCAACTTCAACAAGAGCCTCTACCGGCTCGTGTGGGTGCTACCGAACGCGCCCTTCAACGAGGTAACGTGGTTCTACCCGAGCCTCGGCTCGACGCGCACGGATCGGTACGTCACGTACAACTACGTCGAGAAAACGTGGACGTACGGCGAACTTATCCGGCAGTGCGGCGTGCCAGAACAGTTCGGACGTGTAACGCCGAACCCGGTGCTCTTCGACGGCGTCAAAATGTACGACCACGAAACCGGCTCGGAGCGCCAAGGTTCCACGGCGGTGCTGGAGAGCGGCCCCGTCGAGTTGGGCAACGGCGACCGCCTTATGAGAATCCAGGGCATCGTTCCTGACGACCTCTCGGCGGGCGACGTGAGGCTGCGCCTGTGGACGAGCATGTTCCCGGACGACGCAGAAGTGCCCCGCGGCCCGTATACGCTGACGTCGATCACGGACGTGCGGTGGACGGCGAGGCAGGTGCGACTTCGCTTCGAGGAAGTGCGTCCCGTCAACTGGCGCATCGGTGCGGTGCGCCTCGCGGTGATCCCCGCCGAACGTCGCGCGCCGTCGCTGCAAGCACCGCCGCTCGACACTGTGCCCTTCAGTATCGAGATAACGCCGGAAGAGTATACGTTGGCGATCGACGGCCAACTCACCTACACCGCTATCGTGCGGAACGAGGCGGGCGTCGCCTTGCTTGTGGCGCCGGACGGCTGGCTGTCCGACGACGAAGACTTGGCGACGGTCAACGACGAAGGCGTCGTGACGGCGATCGACGACACGGGCGACGTGCATATCACGGCGTTCATCGGGGACGACCCGGAAGACCCGGACATCCTCTCCAATGAAGCCGTCATTCATCTCGTCGCCGATTCTACGCCAGCCACGATCGAAGTAACGCCGGATGAAGAAACCATCGCGAACGACGGCACCGTGCAGCTCACCGCCGTTGTGAAGAATGGCGCGGGGGACGTGTTGTCCGTTGAAGTCGACGGCTGGACGTCCGACGACGAAGACACGGCGACTGTGGACGGCAACGGCCTCGTGTCCGGCGTCGCAGAGGGCACAGCGAACGTAACAGCGTTCATCACAGACCCGGCAATTGATTCCAACGAATCCGTAATAACGGTTGTCGCGCCGACCCCGGCAGACGTTTCGGATTTGAAGCTGTGGGTTGAAGCAGACTTCGGCGTATTCGCGGACGACGCGGGCACAACGCCGTTGACCGCGGACGGGGGAGAGTTGCGTCATTGGACAAGCCGCTCCCCGGCGCTTCGCTATCTCATAAGAGACATGTCTATTCGTGGCTCTGACGGGTTCTGTCCGTTGCTCGACCAGAGTACCACGCTGAACGGGCATCCGACGATCAAGTGCCCCTCGCCGAAGGGCTGGCTGCATTTCCGCCCCTCCGCAACGTCGGGCGACTCCGGCACGGCGGGCGGCGCGTGGAATGCGGACACCGAAGGTGAGGTGTTTTTCGTGAAGAAAGACGATCGCCAGTACCCTCTGAGTTACAGCGATTCCGGGTTGTACCACATGGGAACGCTCTCGGGCGGCGGCGGTTCTCGCGCCCCCGCGTACGAGGCCGGCTCCCCGACGTACGAGGCGTTCGGCAGCTCCGCGCAGCGCGGTATTTCGGGCGATCTTGTCAATTTCGGGTTGTGGCATATCTGGAACGTCTATTCGGCGAGCAACGACTACAAGATTTTTCACAACGGCGTGCAGGTGCTCGCCGACACGACAAACACTTTCGAGGCGCCCGACAACGGCGTGCTGGGACGCAGCGACTCGGCCTTTGGCGGTTGGTGGTACACGGGTTAGTTCGCCGCGATTCTGTACTTCAACCGTAAGCTGACCGCCCCCGAGCGCGCCATTGTCATGAGCTATCTGCAAACAAAGTTCGGGCTATAAAATGGCTCGCATCCCAACGCGCCGGTCGGTCACTCTGCCGGACCCACCCGACAAGTACGATGCCAAGGATCAGCGCGAGACGCGCCGCATTCTGATGGAGACGCTCGGGCGTCCGGGCGGGTTAGCGTCCGTGACGGAAGACAACATCACGCTCACGGACACCGAGACGAACGACGTCACGAGCACGGCGCACGGCTTCGCGCCGAAGAGCCCGGCCGACGCCACGAAGTTTCTGAATGGCGCTGCCACGCCGGCCTACGCGGCGGTGAAGGACTCCGATCTCGCAACAACCGATGTCACGAGCAACGACGCGACGGACGCGAAGCACGGCTTCCTCCCGAAGCTCTCGGGAAATCCCGATGAGTTTTTGAATGGCGAAGGTGATTGGGCGGAGCCGGTGACGGGTCGAATATTCCCAACGGCGTTCCCGACGATCAGCGGCCTTGAGTTGCGACTCTCCGCAGAGCTGAGTGCGATCACGCACGACAGCCAAGGACTTGTCACCGGGGTTACGGACATCAGCGGCAACGCCCGCAACGCCGTGAACGGGTCCACACCGGGCAAGCCCCGCTACTTCAAGCGCCGGTTCAACATGGAGTATCCGGCACTGTATCTCGACGGTACGAACAACGACCACTTGACCGTAACGATGCCAAATCTCGCGGCCCCGGTCACCGTTGTGATTGTGTGCGAGGAGTTGGCGGTCGGGACGGGCGATGGCAACATCTACCGCGATCAGACGGCGCGTGCAGTCGGCTACCTGAGCGGGGGTAACAGTTGGTCGATCTTCAGCGGCGCGGGGTTTGTGTCGACCGCGCTCTACAGCCAGAACCGCGATCGCGTTCCGGCGAATGGCCCCACGGCCCTTCCTTGCGTGCGGATTGATCTCTACAACGGCGCGTCCTCGCTGATCTCGAACAACGGCACGGAAGTCACCGGGTCGATCTCGGGCTCGGGAACGATCCTCGGCGGCACGTTCCACATCGGCAACGGCGTCACCGCCGTCACGACCGCCGCGAAGTTCTTGCTGTATGAAATCCTCGTCTACAGCGTTGCCCTCACAACGCAGAACCGGGCCGATCTCATGGCCTACTACCGGGACGCACTCGACATACCCATGTGACGCATGATCTCTCGAAGCATCGCCGATTCATTGAGGACGCACTCAAGCAGGGCTGGCGGGGGCACACGTACGACGATGTATGCCGCGGCGTGGCAGCGGAAGAAATGCAGGCATGGAAATCGGAGTATGCCATCATCATCACGCAGGTGATCGTGTTCCCGCTATACAAGCAGCTCTACGTCTTCCTCGCCGGGGGCAACCTCGCCGAACTCGAAGCGTTAAGCCCCGAAGTTGAGCAATGGGCCAAGACACAAGGTTGCACTCACGCCACCTTCATCGGCCGCCCCGGCTGGCAGCGCACGTACCTCGCGCGCACCGGCTGGAGACAGGAACCAGTGATCTACATGGAGAAAGTGCTATGAGAAGTACAGAGGTTCGCCAGCGATCGGTTGTGTTCGCGGCCAGGGGGGCGGCAAACCCGCGGAGGCACGTTCTCGGCGCGCTCGCGAAGCTGTTTGGCGTCAAAGCAAACGTCAATGCACAGAAGACGACGCAAAACAGCAACACGAACATCGACACACTCTCGGCGGGGCGTACTCAGAATATTTGGGACGCCGCGCAGGGCGCGGCCGGCGCGGGTCCTAGCCCACTCGTCACGGGCGCCGCGGGCTACAACGATCAGATGATGCGGGGCGGCAACCTGGGATTCTCTGCCTACACGGGGAACCCGCAGGCCGCGCAGCAGTTCATGGACCCCTACCAGCAGCAGGTGATCGACGCGAACAACGCCGGCTGGCAGAAGACCAATGCACAGACGCAAAACCAAGTCAATGACCGCGCGACCGCCGCGGGCGCATTCGGTGGGTCGCGACATGGCGTCATGGCGGGCGTCGCGCAGTCGAACAATAACATGGCGCAGCAACAGCAGACGGCGGGGCTGCTCAGTCAGGGCTTCCAGGGCGCGATGGACCGGGCGGGCAATGCCGCACAGATGGGCTTCCAGGCAGGCGGCGCGAACGCGGGTCTTGGAATGCAGGGTGTTGGCAGCCCGGAGCAGTGGCGCATGCAGATGTTGAAGCAGGGGTATCTCGGGCCGCAGGGCCAGCAGTCAAGCGGCGCGCAAACCACGTTCGGCGGCAACCTTGGATTCGGTTGATATGCAAGACTTCTCACGGTTCAACCCGATGGACTTTTCTCTGTGGGGGAACGACCCGCGCGCCATGTCGGGCATGCTGGGCGGGCCGGGGCAAGACGCCCCATCCTCGGACGGTATGCTGGCGGGGCCGGACGGCGCTGTACTGCCCGCCGCTTCTGGCGCCGAACCCCCGCGCGGGCGCATCAACATCGGCGGCATAGACATGCCGGCGCCGCAGGCCGCGACATTACCCGCGCCGCAGGCACCTTCTTCGCCGACAGAGCAGCGACAGAACCGGCGCGGCCGGTTGCACGACGCGATTCAGAATATTCTAACGGGCGACACGCCGGCTGGTTATGAGGGCCTGCTCACGCCGGAAGAAATCAAGGCGGCGAAGCCGTCGCTCATGGACTCCCTGTTCTCCTCGACGACGTCGCCGACGCACCGCGAGCGTCTTGACGCGATGGTGGAACGGAAAATGTTGGCGTCGAAGGTGCAGCAGGCGTCCGCCGTACAACAGCGGCAGCAGCAAGTGCTGGCCGGGCGGGCTCAGATTTTCCAAGAG